AACATCTTTGGGACCGCAAATGCGCAGAGCACTCACCACCTGTTGAGCGAGAACAGGAAGGTGGAAGGATTGAGCCGGTTCCGAGATGACGCCAGGATAGATTTCAACTCCCGATATGGCGTCCGTCCGGAGGACTTGGAAGGGTTGCGGGTGGATGAACACCGTGCGATGTACGCGGAGGTGCTGGAGCGCATCTTCGTGCACGCCGGGTTCTAAGTGAAGGAGGACATAGGCGTCCTACACGGAGCAATAGGGGGGCTTTACGCCTAACTGACGACAGTCAACACGCGCTGATTCGACATACCGTCGTCTGGCACCATTGCTTAATTGACCGGCCGAAATCACTCTCAGAAAGTGGGCAGTGCAAACTGCTTCCCAGGTTGGCGTGTCACCTTCACTCTTGCGGTGAGAAGAAAATTTTGATCTCACTGGACCACCGCATCGGATACAAAGGTTTTCCATACAATCAACATTGCTCTAAATCCTTATTCATATTTTGGATACAATGCCCAACGTTACAATCATCGAGAAAGGACAGCGCAAACAACGGCAGCCGAAAAAGCACAAGAAACAACGACAGCAAGTCGTGGTTTCGATGCCAGTCCACCACAAGAACTCGAGATTGTTGACAGCACCTGGGTACAAGAACAAGAGCAACTGGGATTCGATCAATCAACTGAACAACCAGATGTCCTCGAGACACCCACGGTACCAGGAGTTGAGAACGAAAGTGCGCGGCCCGAAGGATTCGGGGTTTGCAAGATCGTTCTCGAAATTGTCGTTAAGCAACGAAATGAAAAACATAGTACTATCTCTGTCGATGCCATCAGATTCAGAACCGATTCGCCTTCCTGTGGGAGTGGCAGTTCCGACTGTGGTTTCGAAACCGTTTGCTAACCTCAATATTGACTTCTCCATAGCCAACACAAATACCTCGAATACCCCAACTGGTGCCGGTTTCGCCGCAATATCACGCGATCCATTCCATGCCTACATTCATCAGATTAAGGCCCCTGGAGCTTGGACGCAGGCAGTTTACTTTGATTCCTATTCTGTGGGGATCAGTCAAACTTGCGGCTTGCCGACACGAGTGGTTACCGAGTCAGAGTCTAGGTTTCCACTGCCCATCGTGTATACCAAAGTGACAGCGCCAGCTACCTTGATTTCGGCATGCTTAGACCCCTGCCATTACGCCCACAATGATCTTGGGCTTTCGGCGGTCTGGGTGAATGCCAATTCAGGCAACAACGCCACTTTTACACTTACTGGTAACGCGAATTTCGCAGTGTCCGATTGTCTCAATGTGTATGGATGGGACCGAGGCGTCTGGATCCTGTTGATATCCCAAGCGTGTACTGTGTCCACAACGGTCGCAGTAGCGATGTCAGTGCCCAATTACTATGCTTTTGAGCTAGTTATGCAAAGCGCGTCAGCATCCGTTTCGACGGTGACTGCGCAAATTACGGGCCTAACAGACTTTTACGCTATTGAGCCCATTCCAGGGTTCACAGGCAAGAGTAACATGTTGACATCGGCTAGGGTTAATTCAGCAGCAATTTTGTTCTCTGAGCGATCGCCGCAGATGTACGAGGGTGGCATGATCTCCGCTGTGCAGCTTCCGACTAACCACTTCTGGTATGAATCTTGCGCCCTTAATACGGTGCAGACGTCGGCTGGCAACTACACCGGGGACCTGAAGAAAGGTCTGTATGGTTTTCACAGGCCTTCTTCAGCGAATGATTATGATATGGAAGGACGGTTCACCAGCGTCAATGGTTCAGTCACTGCGTTTCAGCTCCCGCCTATTCAACCACCTGGCGGTTGGCTGATTGTATCTGCGACTGTTCCAGCTGTCGCTGGCGTGTATCCAGGAGGATTGGCCAACGTGGTGTGCTTCTGGCACCTCGAATATACCACGCTGGACACCTGGGTGCAACGTTCTGAATCCAATTTATCTACTTTCGCTTTCTTAGAAGCCATGGACCAGCTTCGGTATTTGCCTCAGTTCCACGAAAATCCTCTGCATTGGAGTGACATTGCGAGGTTCGTTTCGAATATAGGCAAGACCGCTCTCAAAGTGGGACCAGGACTTCTTACTGCCATTTCCTCCGTTTTTCCTGCGGCAGCTCCCTATGCGCGGGTCGCGAATGCCGTCGCTTCCGTGCTTTGATAATATCGGGCTTTGTACTTGCTCGTCAAAAATGGAAAAAACCAAAAATCCAAAAACGATGATCCAAATCCTCTGATAACTGGATCACTCGCATTCCTTCCTCTCTCCTCTTGACACTCGGTTCAGCCGAGCACGACGAATCGTGCAACTGAGTGCGTTGACCAACCCCCCTTTCGAGGGGAACATTGCCTTCAAGGGCATGGATGGTTTTCATTGTGTTTTTCACGTTCTCAGAAGAGACGGGGCGCCCTAATTCAAAAACTCCCCGCGATAAGCTTCGGCAGACAAGGCTGTAGCCAGCAGATAGTCCAAAACTATTTCGTCCATCAGCAATGGTGGATAAGGG